AAATGCATTAGCCCCTTTGGTCATAGCTATTGGGTATCGTCTAGCTTGCTGATCAAATAAAGACCACGCTTCACCAAGACCATTCCAGATGATAACACACCCAAAGATAGCAACAACATGATTGTTAATATACGCAGTAATAGCAGGACCGCATTGAGACTGATGGATAATATTCCGTTCTCTATCTTTATTCGCAGTTGACGTAGTCCCATAGCTATCATATCCTTTAAAGTTAATAAGATGACTAGGTTGGAATGGTACGTAGCCTCCGTTGTTGAGTTTAGGAAAGTACTTCCTTATGTCGTTTGGATCAATCGAATACATCAAAGTCTGCGCGCACGACGGTCTGAGCAATGAGAGTATTTTGTTGTAATGGAGATTTGGTCATGCGTTTATGTTCTCCACCGCCGAGAAGTAGATAACCAAATGCATCACCAATGTGTGAGTGTTCATTCTTATTAGGTGCATCTTTAAATCTTTCTTGACCTGCGCCTACAGCAATTCGTTTAAAGTGATAACCCCCTGCTAAGGATTTACGTATTTTTTTACATGACGTATGTACAATCAATCCTGGTTTACCAGCAATCAATCTTTGCATTGGTGCTGCTGCACCTTCACGTCTGACTTTAAAGTTATTGGATGCTGTGGGTTGTGCGCGCAAACCTAATGTTCTTAAGTAATCAAATGCAGTCACTTCATAGATGGCATCACGTTGCATACCAGCCGGATCACCCCATACATTAATTTGTGCTTTAGGGTAGCGTGCATTGACTTCAGCTAACAACTGCTGACCAAATCTTTCTAGCCCCATATCTTCAGTCACTATTTCATGTAGAATAATCCAACGGCCATTAGCTAATCGTTGCCCGATTGCGGCTGCCGGTGTTAAACCGAAGTCTAATCCTATCTGCAATGGTTGCGTTGGATCGTATTCCACTTCTGATGAACTCATTAAGTTGTCATCATATTCTGGCCACACTGGTCTTCCTTCTTGAACATAGGTATATTTACCTTCTGCGTAACAGCGAATCCAGTCTAGGTTCTTACCGCCTAGCATTTGTTGATAATATCCGCCTGGTAAATTATTCACGTTCTCTGCTTTAGGATTAATCTTCCACCAACGACCGCCTGCAAAGATATGATCGTTAGCTTCAGGATTCTCAGGTAATGCTTCAGGCTCTACTGCAATAACACCACCGGGTTGCTTGAAAAAGTCCCATCCATACTTTCCTTTAATGGGATCTTTCTCTGAGAGTCTAAACCACCAGTGATCATCGTCCATCGGGTTGGTGTCCATCCAGACTCCATGCCATGTAGGTCCACCGTCTTTTTTTGTTGGGTAGCGGCCCACACGATGAGTAAGACCATCGATAACAGCTTTAGGGAGTTCTCTTGCTTCATTGACCCACGCTCCTGTGAGTTCTAAAGACAGTAACTTTCTTACGTCTTTGGGTTGGTCCAATGCTAAGAAAATAACCTCGCAATCGATACCAGCAGCATCACCTCGGGAGGGTAGGCGTATATGATGCGTGATGGGTGGGGTATATAACATCGGACCAAAAGTGTTTTCAGGAAATAATTCCTGCCATGTTTTAATCGTTGTTGTTTTTAATTCTGGGTAAGAGTTACGTACAATCACAAATCGAGTGTAACGAATGCCGTCAACAGGTGAGGGCTTTTGTCTGACTGCCCTCATCATGATCTCAGCAGCGCATGCGTAGGATTTACCCGATCCTACAGGACCCATAAGTCCGCGAACAAAGGCATTGCTTTGGAGAAAGCCGTAGGTCGTTAATGCGCCACTGAAGTCAAGATCAATTCCTGGACCTGCAATTGCTCTTTTACTGCGTTCTTTTTTATTGCTCATCGTCGATGTCTTTAAACTTCATTGTAGCTAATCGTTTGAGTTCTTGATTCTCTTTCCATAGCGTATCAATAATTGCCATTGTTCTGGTATTATTCATATGCGCCATCGCAAACTCTTCACGTAACTGCTCAATCTGTGCTTTGAGTTCCATCTTTAGTCTCCAGTTGTTTTACTAAAAAGGCGACATAGTGTTGCAACTTCTTCAAGTCCTCAACACCGTTTTTGTTTTTCCATCTTAGTGCATACTTTATTATATTACCATACAAGAAACCTTCGTAGGCCTCGTCTGATAAATACTCTTGCATTACATCTATAGGTTGAATGGTATGTCGCTTGTAATGGTCGCCACCAACTTGGATGTCTTTTGGATCACTCATCTTTATTTCCTAATCTCTTTTGTGCTTCTTGTGCAAATCTTACCACGATTTCAAAATGTCCGTCAGGGTTGTCTAACACTTTCTTAATCCAATCCTTATGACTCATCTTGCTTCTCTTCTCCTTGAATTCCTCCAAGGCCTTCATCGCTTTCAGTCGTGCTGGGCTGTTCAGGTTCTTCATAATACGTTGTTGTCTCCGGTGCTTTGACGTTAATACCAATAACAGATGGCTTATCTGATTCTTCTGGATTATCTAATAGTCCTGATGCCTTTGCTAATATTCTTAAAACACCCACTTTATCCCAAAGCTCAATATCAATAGTTGTATAACTATTGCCTTCCTTATCGGTCTTGGTAACAGTCTTAATACTCTTGATAGCTTGTAATGCATGCTCAGGAATATCCTTGCTTGCCTTGACCTTAATGTTACCTTCACTATCCCACTCCATAATATCTGTTGGTTTTGTATTGGCAATACTCAAGAGACTGTACGACACAGCCTCTCGGTTTGCAGCTAATGTTGTCGACCGCTCTAAGTTCTTTTGCAGAGTCCTCACACCACCATACCCAGCTAGACTTGGAATCGGTTTGCTTTTATTGTTAACTTTTTTTTCAGCCATTAGAAAGGTAAGTCATCCTCAAGTTCATTTAGCTGATCGGAGGACACAGCCTGATTCGCTGGCTGCGAATTACGTACTGGTGCTTGACCGCCGTTGGTATTCGCCACAGGATTACCAATTCGCACACTTTTGTATTCAACGCCGCCTTTACTCACGTTGTCATATACATCTAAGTAATGCTCTGTGCCGTCCGGCATTAAGATCTTACCACGCCAATCCGCATGCCAATCTTGTTCTTTACGATCATTCTTAAATACAGAGCCTGTACCTGGTTTTGGTTGATACCCATTATCTTGTGCCATTATAATTCCTCTTTCTCTAGTTCATAAATATGGACGACAGCTGCGCCACCATCCCGTGCTTCACCTCTAGCAATCTCAATGTATTCAAATTGACTATCGTCATCATACACGTTAGCCTTCATCAATGCATCTAATATTGCTTTTAAGGTGTTATCAAGATCAAATATTCTTTTTGACCTCGGATGTATCATTACACTAATACCTAAACTTTTATCACCGAATCGTTTGTAGCCTTGCTCATAAACATTGACTGCTACCTCTTCGGTAAATTTTTTTCCAGCAGGAGAGATATACCTTCGCTTTCCCGATGCATGCCAATAATTGTTGACACTCGGTGGGTAAGGTAGTTCATATCTCACTGTAGGTTTCATAACTTGTTTAACCTTGCGTTTAAGTCTTTAGATAAATAAGCTTTGATTGCTTCGTTAATTAAACTTGCTTTTGTTTTTTCTTCACGCTTAGATGCTTGTGATAGCAACTCCACACTTTGTGGCGTTAAGCGTACAAGAAATGGTTTTAAATCACTCATCAAACTTCTCCTTGTAATGGGGGTAATGGTTCTTCATACAGTGGAGGTAGAATCTCTGGTAAGATCTCCACCTCTGCCGCAACATCTGGTAATGGAATACCGTCATTCAAGTACAACTCTTCCACATCAAACGTCTCAATCTCTACTAACTCAGCTTGCTTACGCGTGCCTAGAATTGCAAAAATAACTGCAAAACAAAAGACAACAATAATCATAGCCCATACTGTTTGATCAACTTGCTTACTCATATAAGTCTCCTATGTATTTATTTTGAACTTTTTTCTTCGGCCGTCCACGACTCCGTATTTCTGCTTTACTTTCGGCTTCTACATCTCGTTTACAAAACTTCATCATGTCTAACCATTGCTTGGCACCTATCTGCTTCATGCCATGCCCGGTATAACCCTTAGTCATTTTCCAATAGCCACTTGGATCGGTAAACTTGTATTCCAACGGTTTACCCTCGTTGAACTCGTTACACACGAGTTTATAGAATTCACGTAATGTCATATATGACAGTTTAAGCCTCTAGCCCAGTGTTCTTCTGCTTCTTGCCAAAGATACGATCAAAGTTTTCATCAAACTTCTTTTTATCTGTTGGTCTTTGTTTACTTCCTTTGCCACCATCACTCATTTCATTTCCTTCTTGATAATCCCTAATGGTAAATTAATATAGTCTTCAAATAAACAAGTTGTGTATTCAGCTTTAGGATAATGCTCATCTACATACTGTGTTGCTGCTGCACAACTAGTAAAGTGTCCCACATATTGTGGATTGTCCATCTTCATATAAACAACTAATACATATTCAAACATACTTGTAGTGTATATCTATAATATATACGTGTCAATACTACTTGCAAATAAAATTAAACTATGTCACAATAAGAATACGGAGCCATTACCCAGCTTTCCTATCGGTAAGTAGTGACCAAGGGAATAAACAGTACATTAGCCAGGACTCTCCATCATCCGGGATCCGAGTAAAGCTAGATAGAAGTGAGAACTCTATTTGATACTGATAAACGAGAACTACTAACACTTTTGTGTTTAACCTGTCTGTATATACGGGTTAGGTGTTCTATCGTCTGAGACTCTCGTCATCTGATTACAAACAACTTGTTAACAAATGTTAACATCTTTTTTTATATAAAAAAAAGGCAGACCCACATGAAGTCACCAGGTAAACCAGCTGACGACAAGTCGTCACCCTGTAACAACTTATGTCGCTATACGACACTCGAAGGTACACCTACGTGCGAAGGTTGTGGCAGAACATACGATGACTTATCGAATTGGATGTATTTAGATAAAGAGGGTAAGCGTGAAGTTATCCTTCGATGTAAAGATAATCTGAAAAAACTAGCAAAAAATTGAGTATGGTACCCACGTAGTAGGCCAGGGGGTAGGGGGGGAAAGGGTGCCTTGCTCAGAAAAGTGATCATAACCTAGTCAATGAATACATGTATTACAACGATATCAGCACAAGACACCAAGCTACAACCCTTTATTCATAACACAAGCACGCCTTAGCTATTCAAAGCTAAACGACCCTTTAGCTTTCTAGTGCTTATAACGATGGATTAATACAGATATAGGCAAGCCTAACTTGATATCACGATTCAGCATCGCTAATTCATGACCACTTTGAACACTTGCTTTCAAACTAGTTATAACATCCCCATCACTCTGAGTAGATTGATTGAGACTATGTTCTATATTACTTGTAACTATATCCTTGTTCTTACTTATTCTTTTCTGTTCTAATAACCTATTGTATTCCGCATTCGTAAACGGCTCTTTTGGTTCACCCGCTATCTGTTCAGCCTCACGGTCTGAGATATTCTCATCGTAAACAATGCGTTTAGTTTTGCCCTTGATGTTAGTAGAATAACCATTGTATTGTTTAACATAACCGTTATTAATTAGCTTTTTTAATTGCTGATTAACAGCACCCGTGGTTACGCCTAGATCGTTAGCCATGCGTGCTTGTGATACATAAGTAAACCCGGCTTTATTGCAATAGCTAGCTAGTAAACACAATACTTTGAGGCCCGTCAATGTTATATCTTTAGCTACCACTGCGCGCAATGGTACAACACAGAATTTCCTTTGATCGGGTTGCATCACCTTTTCTTTTATCTTAGGTGGTTTCGGGAGTTTATATTCCATAGTTTCATTATATCAAAATAAGTGTTGACATAACCTTGTCATTCATTATAAGATTACTTCTAGATATACATATATCTGTATTTAATAACCATATAGGAAATATTATGAAAAGAATTACATTAAACATTTACAATGATCCAGGCCATGGATGGGCTAAAGTCTCAATTGATACACTTAAGAAGCTTGGCTTAATGAATCAAATTAGTCATTATTCATATATTAAGAACAATCATGCATATTTAGAGGAGGATTGCGACTTAGGCCTTTTATTAGATACACTTGAAAAGCTTAATATTAAATGGCAATTAAAACATAATTATGCTAATAAAAGTAGCAAAATAAGAAGCTATGATTATTATTCAAAAGATAAAGCAATGAATAATTATCTATCTAATTTATACAATCATTTAACCGCATAACCATATAGGAAATATAATTATGAGTTTACTTTCAATAGATACAAATGCTAAGACTAGCAAAAACACACAATTTGGATATTTAACCGGCATTTTATACCTTGCCCCGGCTGATCTATCCGGCGTTAACTATTGCCCTATGGCTGAATTGGCCGGCTGTAAAGAGGCATGTTTAAACACCGCCGGACGTGGTGTATTTAATAACGTACAAGAGGCGCGCTTGAATAGATCAAAGCTATTTAATACTGATCAAAATGCATTCATGCGTCAATTGGTTGATGAGATTGGCGCATTATCAAGGAAAGCAAAAAAGCTAGGTATTAAAGCGGCTGTAAGATTAAATGGTACTAGTGATATTCAATGGGAAAAGATCAAGTTTAAATGGTTTAATAAGGATCAGACTATATTTGATATATTCCCGAATGTTCAATTCTATGATTATACTAAAATTCCAAATAGATCTAATCTACCTGATAATTATGATCTTACTTTTAGTTATTCAGGCGCGGCCGGGTTTGACAAGTACAATCAACGCGCAATAAATAACGGTGTACGCATTGCGGCCGTGTTTGATAAAGCTAAGAATATCCCGGTTACTTTCCATAAGCGAAAAGTATTTGACGGCGATAAACATGATCTTACATTCTTAAACCCTAAAAACGCTGTACTAGGCCTATATGCTAAGGGCAAGGCGCGAAAAGATACAAGCGGTTTCGTTATTCAAGGGGGCGTTTAATCATGAGAATTGAATTATGCAAACGTTGCCATTCTAAAGTTATCAAAACGCCTAAGATTGTGACAAAAGGTTATTACGCATTTTGTAAAAATCATTATGAGGATCTTGATAAATGCGAAACTTATATTAAACCAAAAAAAAGGGGTTAACCAGTTACGCTGATGAGCTTTAAATAAGCGAAACGCGCGCGAGCGCGTCCGTGACATAACTATAACCATATGAGGATAATATCATGGATAAAGAAACCATAATAATGTACTTATGTATCAGCATTCTATTTTTTACCTTGCTAGAATTTGGAGGTTTGTAAATGCTATATATTACTTATTTAAGGGTATCGACTAAAGAACAACGCGATAGTGGCCTAGGAATTGAGGCACAACGCGCGCTTGTCATGGATCATATCAAACAGCATAAAGGTGAATTACATGCTGAATTTATTGACTATGAAAGCGGTAAAAAGGTTAGCGTAGATCAACGCCCTCAATTGCATAGAGCCTTAGCCTTGATTAAAGATATAGGCTCGCTTAAATGTAAGTTACTGATAGCTAGAACAGACCGCCTAGCGCGTGATCTGTTTTTTATCAGTGGCTTGCTTAAAAATCAAGTGCCTTTAGTTGTGGCTGGGCATGAGCATAAGTCTAAGCTTGAATGGCAAATTGAGGCTATGATGGCTGAACATGAGGCTGATCTAATCTCAAGACGTACCAAAGAGGCCCTAGCGGCCGCGAAAGCCAGGGGCGTCCGTTTGGGCGCGCCACTTGACAAGATCAATTTTGCATCTGCTCGAGGCGGTGAACGCTTAAAGCAAAAAGCTGAATTGTATCGTGAAAAGATGATGCCTATTTTTGAACAGCTTTGTAATGACATAGGCTTTCGCAAAAAAGGACTCAAACACAGGCAAACTATCAGTAATAAGAAAGTAGCTGAGCGACTTAATCAGCTTGGTTTCAAAACAATGCGCGGTAGTTTTTTCAAAGAAGTACATGTTTATAATTTTATAAGGACAGCAAATGTCAAAATCAAACAACTCTAAAGTGGCTGAAGGCAAGTTAACGCCTGATGACATTCTCTCGGGTTCGCAAGTACCAACAGTACTTGGACGTAATCCATATCAAACACCTAATGACTTACTCAAACGAGCCATTGACATCATGTCAGGCATTCAACCGCCTCCGCCTACCCATGAAGCCATAGGCTGGGGCAATAAATTTGAAGTAGACATTCTTAATGAATCATGTGCAAGACTCGGTTTGGGAAATCCTAAAACGACGTTTAATAAAGCATTTTTTCATAAAGACTTACCTCTCGCTGTATCACTTGACGGCATGGTTCAAGGCCATGGCAAT